TCAGACACTAGCGCCTGTACCTCGTCACGAGTCACATCCTTACGGCCCTTGAGAGCCGCTGTAATCCCCATCTCATCAAGGCGGGCTGGGCTGACATCTGGTTGCTTTAACAGGTCAGCAAGGAACGCATCGCCTGTGCCAGACTTACGCGGCAGGTTTAATGCAGCCTTCTCTGCCGCAGAGTAAAAACCCAAATCATTGGCCGGAGCCTTAACCTCTTCTACCTTTGCCGCCTTTGGCTTGTTCTGCGAGGCGTACTTCTCACGCATCATTGCCGCGTACTCTTCCTTGCTTAACTGAGCGCCACCCTTGGGGGTAATGCCCATCTCAAGTGGCAAGCCCATAGCCTCTGCCTGCTTATTCATGAACTGGTACGCAAGGTCACCTGCTCGTGGGGCAACGGCCTTAGCTACCTTTGCGGCCTTACTAGCAACAGCAGGCGCAAACGGTGCCAGTAATGACGTAGAGATTTCAGCCACAGGGCGCTCTGTCTTTGACGTAACGCCAGACTTTTGGAATAGCTCCTTCCACGCCTCTGACCCGCCAAACGGCTTATCAGTAGACAGTGGGAACTTCAGGGTAGTGTTAGGCTGGTCTGACAGTCGTGGGCTGGTTGATGGTACGTCCATTACAGACGCAGGCTTACTCAAGCCCGGTATCTTGGATTGCAGCCAGTCAAGACCCTGTAAGGGTAGGTTAGCTAAGTCAGCCGCCCCACCAAGCGTGTCAGCCACGATCCCTCGGTTAAGGATGTCCATAGTGGCACCCTTGTCACGGTACGTGCCACTCTCGGCTCTGAAGGCGTTCTGTACCGCTGCCGCAGCCTCAGTGAGAGGGGTTAGGTCAAGGATAGACTTGCGCTTCGGCTCTGGGGTGCCGCCGCCAGACATGTGGGCTAGACCGCCTTGCTTCTTGCCAGTCAGTTGTTTGATGCGCTCTCTGTATTGGTTGTATTGATTGATGTATTGGTCATCAACTATCTGATGCGGGAAGACCTTTTGAATTGTCCCCGTAAAGTCAGACGGCCTCTTTGTCGAGGCAATATGTTGCGCGGCATCTGGGAAGTCAATTACAAAAGGTGTTAGAACTTCTTGCGGCCCCCCCGCTTCGCCAAGGATGCGGTGGCTGTAAGTGTTGTGCGGGTTGCCAGCCGCCTCTACCGGTGCGCCGGGTCTTAACTCGCCAGTCATCAGGCCAGTCATGTTGATTTCCATGTCGCGCAAACGTGGCTCAGTAATCGCGTATTGGATACTCAATCCGTTAGGCAAACCCAATGGCTTGGTCACTTTAGGGGTTTTCATGCGGTTGTTAAACCACTTCCGCATAAGAGTGTTTTCCTTCATGGCTTCAAGTGCGCCTTCACGGTCAGCAATACCCGGCCAATTTGGGAAAGTTATTAATTCTTTAGTTTTGGGGTCTTTGTACCCCCCCGCGATAATGTTGTCGAATATATTAATTTTATTTGGGTCAGCTTTTGACCAATCAATCGCACGCAAGTTGGCATCAGCAAAGTGCATGGCAAAGTTATTAGACATTGGCCCCATTGCAAGGTGGCTACCAATCACACGGTCAGGCTCGTATAGCTGCGCGGCACGGTTAACCTTGCCTTGCACGTTCTTGGCTGGCACTTCAGTTGACTTCCAGAACTCTGGCTCAGGAAGGTGCCTCTGACCCAACCCATAGTAAGCGCCGCCCTGCTGCACTGAGTCTATAGGGAATCCCTCGACCTCTTCTAATATCTTATCGGACACAGTCTGGTCGCCGGGGAACGCTACCTTCACATCTCCCTTACGTGGCTTATATATCGTCTCTTCTGCCACGGTGCCTATAGGCGTTAACTTGTAATCCAACTCTTTCAGCCGTTGGCTCTCTTTCTTGGATCGCCCCGCTAAATTTGCAGTATCTTTTGGCTTGCCGCTAGTAACGTGTTCGCCAAGCATCTGACGAGCTACACGTTCAGCCTGCTTGTTAATAAAGTCAGAGGATAGATTGGCACGCGGTAAGACTAAGGGCAACGCCTTGTCTGCGCTATGTGAAATTAACTCAGCCGCACTCAGTGGCAACTCGCCAGCCTGTTGCATGTTTGAGATCGTGGCAGCTTCCTTGGCGGCACTCAACCCAGAAGTAACCTTCTTGCCAGATTTGGCGGCTCTTGCGAGTTTAACTAAGTCAGCAGGGCTCATAATTTACACCGCGTAAGGGTTTTCCCGCCGCTTGCGGGTATCGACATAATCGTCGTCATCATACGTCTGAGCAGGGTCAATGTCCAGAAAGCCCGCATCCCGCAGGTATCGCAATGCTTGGGTGCAGCTATCTACAAAATCATCATGCGTCGAGTCAGGGAAGCTGCAAATCTGGCTAACGAAGCCTTCAGCCCAGTCCCTGACGTACCCCTTGCGCTGGCTGCTCTCTGGTATCCATACCCGCTTATGCGCAATGATGTTTGCCACAATAGACAGACGCTGGATTTTGTCTGCCCTGCCCGGATTGTATGCTCTAATTGGCAAGTGAGCACGCTGTAAGTCTTGAATCAGGCTGATGCCTGCTGCCTTGTCCTCGATAAGTACGAGGTCAACCTTCTTGCCACTTGTGAAGTTACCGCGTCCCTCAGCCTCGGGGTCAGCCCCGAACGATACTTTAAATTCCTCGATAACTTTCGGGCGAAGGTCTGGGTACTGAAGGTGGTCTTGCCACGCGTCAATAAGCATAACCGCCATCGGCCCATCAAGAGGCTTGAATACTCCCCACGTTGTAGCAGCCGTGGGGTCATTGAATGTCTTTTCAGTGTAGGCGCAGTCATAGCTTTGAATGATGTATTCAAATTTAGGGAACGGCTTGTTAGCAGGCCACAGTCTGAACATGTCTCTTTTGACAATACCTGACTCTTCGGCATCAATCAACTCTGCCTCGATCTCCTGCCTGCCAAGCCGGGTGCCTTCGTACTGAAGGATTTGCTTCTGGAAGCTTGGCGCTAAGTTAGCAAGGTTGGTATAGGTGCTGGCTCGCGTAATGATAACGTCGTCACCTTCACGGCCTACCAGTTCGATGATCAGGTCTTTAGGCTTAGGCGTAGTAGTCGCCATAATCCTTGTCTTCTTACCAAGGCGGATGCCGAACATCGCCATGTCCCAAGCATCTTGCAAGTAATCCCAAGCAGCCAACTCATCAAACCATGCCCCATGAAACTGCGGGCCACGGAAGCGTTCAGGCTCAGAGGCTGGGATGCCCTTGATCAGTGAGCCGTTAACTAGCGTCAACTCATGGTGCTGCTTGTTATAGTCTTTGACCAGTATCTGCGGGACAACTGCCATCAGCCCAGAGTCACCCTCGAAGCACGTAGACCTGACGTCAGCACTCGTTGGTGCCGCTACTAGCCACCTCGTCTTTGGCTCCGTCCACGCCCACCATGCAAGCTGTTCTGCGGCTGTCCGTGTCTTACCGGCACCACGACCCGCGAGAAGCAGCCAAATCGTCCACCAATTTCCCGGAGGCTGTATCTGGTGGTCATGAGCAGCCATCAGCCATCTAGCCCGCCACTCAAACGCTGCACGTTCCTGCGCAGGCAAAGCCAAGTACTGCTTGATGACAGCCGGATCCTGCAAGACATCAGCTAGTGCTGACATTAGTAAGACGCCTTATCGTCCCACGGCGCATTGGCTTTCTTACGTAACTCGGCTGGAGACAGTGACGCGTAGTATTTGTCCAGCAAAGCCTTGCGCTCGTAGACATCAAGGTTACGCCCAGCCTGACGCTCGGCATCAATGATCATGTGAGTCTCAGCAAGCTTATCCTCGCGGGTCATTTTGACTTGACCTGACGGCTGGCTTCCATGTTCGTAAGAATGTCGCCAAAGATCTCGACACTAGCCTTGACCTCAATCGGGTTGTCCTTGTCACCCTGCAACTTTAGAACATCGCCATATTTAGTAGGCTTCAACTTAGCTGCCACCCACTTACGGGCCTCAACCCTGTTACGTTGCCAACTAACCCAGCCACTATCTGTACGGCTAACACCCTTTTCGTCAGTCACAGAAGAGGGCGGCTCATCAGCAATCGCAATGATCTCATCAGCTAGTGTCTCGGCTTGATCGTTCCTTGCTTTCGCGTAATTCTCTGAAAACTCAGGATATTGCAATTACCACAAGTAGACTGTGGCATTGCTAGG